CGGGAGTCCAGGCAACTGTGTACAAGTATGAATACCTCTGTGCTAACTTGTTTATATTTGTCTCTAACATCTCATCTGACAAATTGAAATCTTTCCCCACGGAAACAGAGTTAGCAGATGATAGCCCCATAACTGGTATGGAATTTGGTTGATCTGTTTGAGATTTGGATGGGGCACACGTCACGGCGGGATCACGAGTTGAAAAAGGTTTGCTAAATCCTAAAACTTTAGCAAGATCTGTGCTCATAGACGCTGCTGCTTGAATTGGTGTCATGTACGGGCGGAGAAATGGAACTCTTGATAAAACATTGCTTGTTTGGGCAAATTTTTCCAAAGTTGATGAAATGGGCTTTTGTTCGGATGAAGCGGTGTAATAAGTCGTGGGTACCTCCAATTCCACATCTTCCAAAGACATAAATACGTTGACTGTTATGGCCTCTGTACCTCCATTACAATGTGCTAACTGATTCAATGAATTCAGAGAAACAGTGTATGGATTTACGGAAGAGTCATTATCAGTGACTAAAGAATACCACTCCTTGGTTGAAAACCACGGAAGGCGTAAAGTCGCTGTATGACTCTTATTTACTGACATAAAAACATGTGGCCGTTGAGTCAAACGAATAAAGTCTTGGTTAATGGGAGTTAATGGTAGGCGTGCAGGTGATATTTCATCCCATGCACCTAAAGGAAAAGCAGACAACAGTAATGATCCTGAATAAAAAGGATTAACTGCATAAGACACTGTGATACACTGTGTAAATCGTATTCTTGCAAATTGATTTAACTTGTGTTTAATAGGTATCAAATTTAAATATGTAGCCAAATCAATGGATGCATTCAAATCAGAACCTGGTGTCCAAGAAAGATTCAGTAACTTTACTGGCCTGCTTAAAAATTCACGTAATGAAACATCCATATAAGTGCTATGTCTGTGAAAGGACCCAACGGAATCATACACCTCATCTTGCTTTAAATCAAAAGTTCGGAAATCACTGGTTTTGTCCTCTTCTGTTCTCTTCTCAGAAATATTGTTTTCTAACGTTGTTTCAATGATTGTTGCTGCTATCTGATTGGTTTTGACATGCGCTTAAAGATAATCTAGCGCAAAACTCATAAAGATAAAAATCTTTTAATAAGATGGTAAAGCCTCCTGCGCCAATTCTGAGACTAATGGCGTAGTGGTAACCAATTACCAAATGAAGATTCGTTATTGCGGAAACTTCTTCCTGTAAACCGTTTAATCGTTGATTACGATCATAGATCTAACTCCAGTGGAGCTTGATCAGTAAATTGCTTTAATCGTTGATTACGATCATAGATCTAACTCCAGTGGAGCTTGATCAAAATTGCTTTAATCGTTGATTACGATCATAGATCTAACTCCAGTGGGCTTGATCAGTAAAGTGCCTTACGGCGCTGTCCTAAC